AATCTAGCGCCAGGGTTGGCGTCAAACCATTCTGGGTCAATATAGTATGGACTATCTAACACCATATCTAATACATTACACAACGGTGCAGTTGCATTATCAGCATCACGTCCATTACGTTTGCTTAATACGTTTCCGGGTATAAAATTTTGCGGAACTTTCCCTGCTAGTCCTGGTTGAAGTGACCCAGTATGAAATGTATCATTCATAAATTCAGGGTGGCCTATCCAACTGCCGTTATCGCCTACAACTACATCTATGTCTTTAGCAGTGCCTCGTTGTCTAGGCATATCACTTAATCTAGTAGCTGTACTTTGTGCAGCCCAAGGATGATCCTTTTGTCGCATACGCAATAATTGACTAGTAGCTGCACCGTTATCGCTTGATGCTAGTCCGTTATAGTTTGTAAAATAATTAAAATAGTTACTAACATTGCTATCATATCGATCAACTTGCGGAGGAATATCACAACGTAGTTGATCAGAAGGAATTTTCATTTCGGGATAGCGAGCAACATCTAAGTTTACATATTCAACTTCAGGTCGTTGTTCAACTTCTATTTTTTCGTCGTCTGTTAATAAGTAAGTTCCTCGTGTAGGACTTTGTAGTGTGTAATTTTCACAAATAACTTCTCTATCAGGTACATTAGGTACTGAAGTATTAGTAGTAAGGTACTCGTGTAATGTATCAAATGCATCTTCAGAAATTGCATTTATGATATAATATTTTTCTTCAGCCATTTTTCACCTTAGTGCAAATCTACCCAAGCGCCATTAGCATAGCCTTGGAATTTATTAGTTGTTGTATTATATATTGTATCACCGTTTTCAGCGGTTAATGCATCTCGCTCTGTGCTAGTAAAATTTGCTAGTTTAAACGGACTAGTTAAAACAGAGACTCGAGTTGACGCTGTTAAATGTATTTCATCATCTGAAAATATTTCTGGAGTACCAGTTGATGTAGTAATAATGTCTCCATTTACAACTAAATTATTTGATACTTCTAAATTATTTTCAACAAGCAAATCACTTCTCATAAACACTGCTGGTATAATACTAATTGGACTTGAATCATCAGTATCTATAGTGCTTGTTGCAAGTGTAAAGTTTCCTATAGTGTCGCCTGGATCTTGAAATGTAAATACTCCAAGACCGTTAGTAGTTAATACTTGACCAACTGCACCGTCAGATATTCCTAAGTCAGTTAAGTCGCTTGGTACTGTATTGGCAACATATGTTTTAACTGCTCTCTCGGTTACTAATGCAGTTTCGCTATTATCAGTTAAGCCGCCGTCATTGCTAAATTCATCAACTTCAACTCCAAGAGTCATTTGTAGTGTAGTTAATTGACTAAATGAAGTTGGCTTGCTAGTTAAATCATCATAACTTCTACTAAACAATAAGCTGTCATCATCTGTTAATTGATTTAAATCACTTGGAATAATAGGACGACCATTTAGACTCGAATACTCTCCATCAAATAAAAGATTATTATCATCAGTTAAATCTTGAATATCTACAGGAATAGTAGGCTTATTAGCTAAGTCAACATAGTCACCACTGAATAATGTAGGCTTATTTGTTAGGTCTTCATAACGTCCCGTAAATGAATCTGTAATTCCGTATCCTGATAAAGTAGTTGGCTTGCTAGTTACATTACTAAATGCAATACTTGTTGCAACAACATCTCTAAATACAAAGTTGCCAGTGCCGTCTGTACTTAACACTTGTCCTGCACTTCCATCAACAATTCCTAAGTCGGTAATTAATGACGGTATAGTTGGACGACTCTGTAAATCATTATAATTTCCTGAGTATGCAACTGCGTCTAAAGAGTCTGTATAATTAGCAATTGCAGTGCTGTTATCAGATAACAATTTTCTCCAAGCACCTGAGTGTGCATAATATAATGCACCGGTTGCATGTACATGTACAACTAATCCGTGATATTTTGTTGCATCAATTAACGCTAGATCATTTAAACTTTCAACAAAGTTTGAATAAAATAACTTATTAGTACCAAAATCAATATCTGTTGTAAGTAAATTATCGCCGTCGCCTAAGACGCTATAAATTTCATTAAAGTTATCATTAACTTTGGCTGCGCCGTCTCGTAAACTATCACCAGTTCCGTCGTTTGCATTAGAACCTCTATTAAGTATTTGTTTTGCCATTTGTTATGCTCCGTCCCAAGTTATTGATCTAGAGTCAAAAGTGAATCCTGTTGCACTGAAGTTACTCTCAACTTCGCTATTTATTATAACAGGTGCTGGTGATCCTTCAATTATGTTTCTTTTCTCTAGTTTGTTCTCGTTATTCTGTCTTTTAAAACCTACAGCACTAGTACGCTTTCTGTTGTAATTTAATACTTCTGCTACTACTGCACTTAGTTGTATATCTTGATAGTTTCGTAAGGTATCAAGGAGTTTATAAATTTTTATATTATCTAATTTAGCTTGCTGTAATAATACAATACTTACTGCAACTGCACTACTTTTATCAAACCCTTTATTTTCAAAAAACCCAACAACTGAATTTAACTCATTGTCATTAAAGTTTATCGATTTAGTATAATATTTGTCAAAAAACAAACGAACATCGTCGTCGCTTTTCTTACTAACATTTTTTACTGGTAATCCGCTATTCATGATATATCCAACGCCTTGCTTCTATAAAGTTCTTTAGTACCTTCAGGTAATGCTGTCCAGGATGAATTAATACCATTAACTCCGCCAGTGCCGCCTCCTGTTAAATAATCATTTTTATAAATGTTCTTAGCAGCATCTTCAAGTGCAACAGGATTTTCTGTTAAAAGTTGTCTTGTAGTAGATGTCGATGTTACACTATTAGATGAACTTGTAGTATTAGATGGAGTAGCTGTTGTTATATCACTGGCTCCACCGTTGCCGCTACTTTTAGGAATAATAGTATTTGCTACGCCGCTAACATTTGTACCACTAATATTACCTAGTGTATCTTCTAATAAATTAATACCTTCTTCTCGTATGCCTTCAGATGTTAAATTTTCTAATCCTCTAACTAACTGAAACGCTGCTAGTCCAGCTTCTAATGGACTATTAAATCCTCTACCGCTAGAAATATAATCGTATAAATCTGCACCTGCACCAAATGCGCTTTCTAAACTTAATACACCTCCACCTAATAACGATATCGGAGATGGTTGTTTATCATAGTGCTCTGTTGCACCTAAACCTGTTGGCCCTGGCTGCTCCGGATTGCTACCGTCGCTTGGACCTCTTGTATAATGTACTGCTTCATATGCAACGGTAATTGTATTTTGCATTGGTGTTGATTGATCGCTATTATCAACAGTATCGTGTTGCCAATTTGTAATTATTGGATTTACTAATGTGTATGTTGTATAAGTCTTTTTAGCTAATTGACTAATTTGTATGTTTTGAAAAAATGGTACTGAGATGTTATTGTCTAAACCATACTTGTATTGATTTCTACCAGCACCCATATATGTATTGTCGCCGCCGCCAGCTTTATTAAATGCTCCTGGCATACGTCCATATCCTGCGTCAGCAAAATAGTATCTATAATATGCTTCTAATAACGCTGTAGTAACACCATAGTTGTCATCGTGAAAAGTAATAGTAATAGGCTCATACTGTATACCAGTTTGAATATTTTTCTTTCTATTATATTTGTTACGTGTTTCTACGTTTGAAGTAAAGCGAGGAAGATCCGCACTTTTAACTAGCATACCTATTTCTAAATTATGCTTGTCTTTTAGCTCAGGTAATATACTTCTAACAACTGGATCTAGTTGAAAATATGTATGATATAAAAATTTACTCTTAGGTGCAAGTTTTAAATTGCCGTCAACATATAATCTACTAGCGTGTTGCCAGTCGGCCATTGTGCCTTTAGGTCCTAAAAGCCCGTTTACTAAATTATCTAAAAATCCATTCGATGTAGCTGCCATACTAATATTTATCTATATAATTTAAGTACACAGATAATAAAAAAGGGAGCAAAATGCCCCCTTTTTATTAAAGTATAACTTACTTACTATTAAGTACCGCCACCTGTAATTAGAGTACCAAGTGTACGTCCTACCGCAGTACCAATACCAGTGTCAGTTGGTGTTTGGATTGCGTTGTCGTATTGAATTTCTAATGTTACAGTTACTGGCTCGTTGTTTGCATATGCTAATGTGTTGTAGTTAGCATTAGTAATAAAACAACCGTAAAGTTCAAATGTTTCTAGTACATTTGGAGTATTTACACCATTACCGCCATCTAAGATTTCAATACGTGTTGTAAACTTGTAATCTTGTCCAGATGCTGCACTTGACTGCTCGTAGAAGTCGAACTGCTTCTGTAGCTGCTCGCCTACTAGTTTCTGTACTGCGTTATTTACATCTTCACGTAAGTTTAATGTAATCGGTGACCACGTATGCTTACCTGCCAAGTATGCTTTTGAGTTGTATGCATGGATCTCCATTGGTTCAAAAGCAACTGTTGGACGAGTAATGTCTATTACTTGTTTAGTAAGTTCCGTTGTCGGTGTTGAAACACCAAAGTTTTCCAGTGACACTCTAAAGCGATACTGGAGCTTTGGCATCAACAAGCCCTGGTTGCTAGCGGAATCTCCGCCAGCTAAAGGGACTGTAATTTTTGATAGTGTTGAAATTGCCATTTATATTGCTCCTAATTCAATAGTATTTATCATATTAAAGTCCTGCTATTTCGCCAGTATTTTTCAAACGTAGCGGAATGTAAATGAACTCAATACTCTTAACAGGTTCAATCGCAACATCAACATATAGTTCATTACGATCAATTCTTGCAGGGGTGTTGTTAGTTTCGTCACATACAACTAAGAAGTCATATAGTGCTCTTTGTCCTACAAGTTCTAGTAGCAAGCTCTCAACTTGACCTTTAATCTCATCACGTGTAATCTTATCGTTTGGTTCAAAGATGTAAGGCTTAGCAAGTTGATTCAACTGTGAACGTAAGTAAATTACTAAACGTGCTACGTTGATTCTGTCTAACGAACTTGCATTTCTTGCACGAGTCTTTTGGCCAAAGTTAACAAGACCTGCACCAGTAATAAACGTAATTGGGTTTACACCTTGTGCATATAATGTATCACGTTGTCCTTCGTTAAGTGCAACACTTACAAATTCTCCTTCACTACTAATGTAGCCTGTTGAACTTGCATTAGTAATGCCGCCACGTCTTGTACCTGCTGGTGCAAACCATGGGTAGCTAACT